GTCCGCTCTAGTCTTTTTTATCTATCCGATGTTACCTATCAGGTTCCACCGTAAGAAGCATCGTTACCGTGAATATTGTTTACCTTGAATATACGGTAGTATGGGTTAACTCTACGGGTGAGTGTATCACCATCATTACCCAAACTATAGTCTGGTAAACCTGTTGTGGTATCAATCTTCTTTGATACGAATGGGTTGGATACCATACCGTAACGAGTCTTGAAACCAATCTTTGGTTGGAATGTACCAGTATCAACTGCGCGTACCATTTGTAGCGGTACATATGGGCAGTAGAATAAACCAGCGTCATAAGGAGATGTACCCTTATAACCCACACATACGAAGTCTGTGCTTACACCAGAATATGGATCAACATAAACCTTTACGCGACCACCGTGCAATGCACCTACGAGTGTGTTGCCAGTAACATCTACATTCATAGATGGGTTGAATACTGCGGAGAAGTCAAGAAGACCACTCATGGAGAGCGCAGAAGCAACATTTGGAGAAACTACGATGAAGTTACCCTTTCCGCGACGAGTGATTCTTGCAATTTCATTGCATTCGCGTTCGATTTGGAAAGTTAAACCACGGAACTTCTCTGCACTCCAACGACCATCGGAGTCCTTCTCAAGATCGTATACACCACCGAGTGTAGAACCGAGAACTGCACTTGTCATTGCAGAAAGATCTGTTTGCTTGCAACCTAGTTGAGCAACATCGTAGATTGTTCTTACGAGTTCGCGGTTGATTTCAAACATGATCTCTGTGGAGAGAATGTTTGCCAACTCTGTTTCAGCATCAAGACCGTGTACTGCCTTGAGGTCTTGTGCGAGTTCGGTTGTGTATTCTGCCTTTAATGCACGGGACTTAGCAACTACGGATGTCTTTTCGATACTGAAAGACATTTCTCCGAATGTTCCACCTGTAGCAGCTTCAACATTTTGTGTGGTGTTTGGTTTACCAGCATCAAAACGACCAGCAGCGGTAGAATTGACTTCGTTTGCAAACAAGTCATCCATTGTACCGAAGTGAGTTGTTGTAGTTGTACTACCAGAGAAACCAGAATTTGCTTCTGTGTAGAATGCTTCTGTTCCTGATCTCTCTCCTGTATACTTGGTCTTCATTGCAAAGATAAGTCCTGTTGGACCTGTCATTGGTTGAACACCAGCAATATCGTATGCCATCAAATTTGGCATTGCGCGACGAACTAGAGAGATAAGTACTGGATCGAATGCGTCGATACCACCAGTTGTACCAGATCCTTGTACAACACCAAGTTGTGTTGCGCCTGGACTTTGTGTACCTTGTACTGCTTCAGTAAGTGCGCGTTGTTGATTCTCAAGAAGAACGGTTGTTACTGTCTTCTTATAAGCATCTTTGATTTCTGGAAGAGCAGCGTGTTCTACGACTGGCTTCCACTTATTCTTTGTTGATTCTGAAAGAAAAATACCTGACATTTTAATCTCCTTTAAAGGTTTCTATTTTATTTATAAAATTTTTATTTTTGAACTGTACGATTTAGAACATCAGAATAAAGTCTAATGAATGGATCATTGATCACTTCTTGATCATTTCCATCTTCAACTTCAATTGTTGTTTCTTCTGTTAAATATTTATTATTAACTTGATTTTTGACTTTATTTTCGCTGATTTTATTTGTCTTGGTGACATTCTCAACGATAGTTTTAATCTTATCTGCAAAATCTGCTTCTGAATTAAAGTCAATATTTTCTGCAAGTTTTGCAACCTTATCAGATTGTACATCTGTTAGGTGCTTGGTTTGTTCCATAAAAATACCAACGGCCTTCATTGCTTTGTTTTCATTTACAAGAGTTACATTGCGCTGAAGTTCAGTGTTTACTTTTTCTTCAAGTTCACTGATTGTTTCTGCCATTTCATCAAACAAGTTTGTCTTGTTTTGAGGAACTTCAATATAAGATTCAACAAAAAGATCCTTAAGTTTACCGATGAAGTTCTCTGCAATTTCGGTACGAATACCATTTTCAATTGCGAGTTTATTTTCTGTCATCCATTGATCTACAACATAGTTAAGATAAGAATCTACTTTTTCTGTGAGTTCTTGTTTAACTTCTTCAACTTCTTGTTCGAATGCTGCTTCGTATTGTTCATGTACTTCACGAACAACTTCTTCTGCTTTAGCAAGAACAGCTGCTTCGTAAAGAGATCCTGCTTTATTAATGAATTCTTCGGAAAGATCAGAAGAACCAAAGATTGCCATGATGTCTTGACGAACTTGTTCTTCGCTCATCTTTGTCATTCCACCGCCTGTTGCAAATGATGGTTTCATTGCAACAGATGCTTGATTCTGTGGTGCAGTTTCGGAATATTGCATTGTTCCTAATTGAACACCACCACCATGAGCGTCTTGTTCGCCACCACCATGAGCATCACGAACTAATCCACCTTTAGCACCACCACCACTAAAGGATGCTGGTTTCATTGCGACTGAATTAGATGATGCTGCTCCATTTTGGGATTGAGCTTGTTTTGGTGCTGGAGAATTATTATTCTCTTCACCTTCGTCGTTTTCTTCTTCGTCGTTTTCTTCTTCATTCTCATATGCTTCGGAGAGTTCAATCTCTTCATCCATAAGGGAATCAATTAATTTTTTTGCTGCTTGAACGGGATCCATATTATCTCCTTAAATTGCTATTTCTATTTAGTATTTTTATAATTTCGAAAGGAAAGACTTAAATACTTTTAGGTATTGTTCTTCTAATTTTTTAGAAGGTGTCTTTTTAATATCTTTACGCCATTTTTCTAATTCTTTTTCTTTTAATATACCGTTTTCCCAGATCCATTGTTTACCTTCCATTATACCATTTACAAAAGCATTTGGCGCAGATGGATCAGCAACGATATCAACAGCAGCAAGCATAAAATCTTCCTGCACCATGTTGACTCCGTTTATTTGCTTTAAAGAACCCATTCCTCTGGAAGAAACACCAAGTTTAACTCCAGAATCAATGAGGTTTTCTACAATCTTTCCATATGGAGTACCAAGAATCTTTGCTTTTCCTACAACATCATTTCCATTTTCTTTTAAATTAGTAATGATGTGAGAAACGCGCTCAAGATTTACGGTTGGACCTTCTGGGTGTCCTAACTCCCCCAATGCTCTGTTTTCTTTGATATATGATTGGTTGTAACGAGCAACTTCGTTAATAAGAATATCTCTTGGGTATATTCTTCCATTTTTATTTTGTTGCTCTGCTTGCATGAATACACCTTCGATAAAGAGGTTCTTTTTACCTTCTTTTTCTTCAGATAATACACGCAATGGATTATCTATTGTTTCTGTGATTAGATACATGGGATTCCCTTATTGTGATTGTTCTTGCTCACACTCTTCACAAGGTTCATCATATAAAGTCATTGCCATTTCTGTTTTTTTATCTTGTAATTTTTCTTTTATTTTATTGTAAAGTGCAGAATGAATTTATTCTAAATTCATCCGAATCGTCTTTTAAAAGTGAATCAATTATTGACATAACAAAAACTCCTTGTTTATTTATTATTTATAAGATTTATTCTTATATTATTATATACAATCCGCAGCATTTGGTCCTTTGATACCATTTGGTAAAGGACATGCAGCATTAGCACAACCAGAACCCTGACAGCAATCTGCCTGACAGTTGTTTCCACCGTTATTACTGCAACCGACTATTGGTATACCAGAATTTACATTTCCATTCAAATTACCACCACCAGAAGGATTTACAGATTGTCCGCAGCATCCACATGGATCTACAACCAACTCATCGGATGTTGGAGAACCATCACTGTTTTTACAACTAT